TTAAATAACCAACTTAACCCATTCCTGACCTCGGGTATCGTTATAGCGATCGGTGGTAGCCTGGACTTTATGTCCCAGTAATGTTTTTGTATCGACACCCTGTGCGCGGTACAACCGTTCTGACAGGGAGCGTTGTTCATGAAATGTTGGCGGTGTTTTTCCTGCTGGTGGAATTATTCCAGCCAGATCTCGCGCTTTGGCGAAGTAATCGCTCAGGTTGTCTTTACTCATCGGTTTTGGTTGTTTCTGGTGCCTACTATGGATTAGATATGGACTTAATATTCTGTCTCGGCACCCATCAATAACTTCTTTTAACGTTATCCCAATGGCATCACAGCGTAGTGTAAGCGGTAACGCCAGGCGCATTCCGGTTTTTCCCTGGGTGATATGCAAGTGTTCGTTCCACACATCTGAAAAACGCATGTGGCAAATGTCATCACGGCGCTGACCAGTAACAATCGCAAGAAGCATTGCGTTACGGATAAAGTGTTTTTCAGGCGTTGCGTTGTAAATTTTTTGCCAGTCTTCCAGGGTGAGCCTGGCTCTAGTTACTTTAGGGATCGGTTTACGGGTAGCCTCCGGAGGATTCCATCCAGGAGGAACTTCCCCTGCATGCTGTGCTTCTTTATAAATATCAACCCATAATCCACGATTTACTCTCGCTGTGCTGACCATGTCTTTATCCAGCCACTCATCCAGTATTAATGCAAAGTCTCTTACTTCCAGTTCTTTCAATGGGTGATTACCCAGACGGGAAACCAGGTATGCAGCCATTCGGGCTTTTTCTTTGTGAGTTGTAGCTGCAATATCTCCATTTTTCAGTCGCGTGTCCTGTATTTTCAGATATCGATCAACCCATGCCTTTAATCTGATACCCCGACGCTTTGTTGCTGACGGACTTTCATCAATTTTGCGCATGAAATATTCAGCCTCTGCTGCAGCTATTCGCTGATTGGCTGTGGAAGCGATTTTTTCTGCCTTACCTTTGTCTGTTCCGAGCCCGTGAAATTTTCCAGTCACAGGGTTTTTATACTGGTAGTAAACTCTGCCAGTTCTGCGATCAAATTTTTCGTAAAGTCCGGCTACGTCAGTGCTGTTTTTTCGTGGCCTCGGTGACATGAGTTAAAATCTCCTTCAGTGCATCATCATCGCCAGTATGAATTACCGGCGCAATTCCTGTTTCACCAGGCCCAACAAATACTGCTCGGCGATCTATCAGCCAACGCCCACGAATTTTTTGTGGTCTTGGAACGATGTATCCTAGTTTTCCGTATTTCACCAGGGTAGTGTTTGTTATTGGGAGACTGAACCGTTTTGGTTTCCACTCGTCGAGCGTTATCAGGTACTGTTCGCTCATGGCTATCACTCCGGAACGCGCCAGTTGCAGAATATCAACGACAACTGGCGACGGTTGAACATTAAAAATCAGCCTGATTCGGGATCAGTTTTTGCCAGATAGCTGAAACGTATTTTGCCTGGTGACGGGCGTCATCCAGTGCATTATGGCGCTCACCTTCGAATGGGATAGCAGTTCTGGCATCGAAGTCTATGGCTTTCCCCAGCTCAACGATTGTGCGTACATCGCGATCGTTGCAGTAGCGCCACGGGCAGGGGATACCCTGTCGTTCGTATGAACGGCGTAAAATCACGTTGTCGAAGTTGGCCCCATTACCCCAGACCTGAACAAAAAATTCACCGGAGTTTTCGTCGATAAATTCCCGCAATTGCAGTAGTGCATCATCTAACGGGATTTCATCGGTCATAATGGCAGACTGCGCCTCACGTGATTGCTTCAGCCACCATTTAATGGTGTCCCGATCAATGACTCCGCCAGCAGTTTCCAGATCGACAGTCTTACTAAATTCCGGTCCCATATCTCCGGTTTGCGGATCGAAAAATATTGCACCTATTGAGATAATCGGGGCATCAGGATTTTTTCCCATGGTTTCAAGGTCGATCATCAGATGAATCCCCGCTCTGCTGGTGGATGTGAGATTATGATGACCGTTCGCCTTAATTAAGAGATCTGACGCCTCGCCAGTTTCACTATCGCTGGCATGATGCTGATTGCCGCCAGTGTTCTCCTTGTGCTGATGCGCAGTGCCTTCCATTTCCTCCGGATCATTTTCCTGAACTTCAGGCTGATTCTCTTCATCGAATATTTCCTGGTATGTTGCGTCACCCATCACCGCACCACAATCAGGGCAGTTGTCGCCGCCGGTCTGACCGCAGGCGGTGCAGGCTTTTTCCGGCTCCTGTTGCGCTACTGGTTTAACCTGTTTCGTTTCTGGTTCGTTTTGTTGCGTATTTGGGCTGTTTTGTCCCGCTTTCTGGTCGTTCTGTTCCGTTTCTTGCTGGTTCTGGTTCACAGAATCGCGGGTTTCAATCCCCTTCACCCATTTCGGATCATTCGGATCGCTAATCCCTGCAACAAATTCACCACGTGATACTGCAAGCAGTTCATCGGCGTCAGTCTGGCTGATATTGGCTGCCTGCATAATTTTGTTTACTTCGTCAGCGGTAACTTTTACCGGCTCTGGTTGTGCGGTCGTGTCAGATGCACCAGTATTTTGTTGTGAACCTGAGTATGTACCGTTTTTGCGAGCAAAATATTCTACTTTCGTGATTTCAGTAGCCCCTGCAGCCAGCGCCTTATTCAGACCAGAAAGTTTGTTTGCACGACCATATTTTTCGCCATCCTTATCAGTGAAAAGGAAGTAGAACGGCCCATCACGCTCTACAGATGGTTCAGTTTCCAGCGTGCTTTCATTTTTTTGGGTATCAGATACTTCAGTTTCCACTGCATCAGTTTGTGCTGCTGACGGCTGGAGAATATCAGCAGTGTTCTGGTCTGTTTCTTCATCCTCAAACACGCCCTTTGTCGCCAGGTATTCAGTGATGTATTTGTTCAATGCTACGGGATCTTTGTGAATGTCGATCGGACGCTCACGGACAAGGCCAAAAATAGTCTGACGGTCGTAGCGAACGGCATCGGGTTGTTTGCGCATTGATGCGGAAATGCGCTTCCAGTCTTCGCGATCTTTGTCGATAACTTCATTTTTTGCCCAGCGATGGATGCTGCCGTCAATGTATCCGGCATCAATATCGCCAGGCCACAGAGCGTAGGCCAGTTCTTCATCCAGCGTTTTCCATGTCTGCTTGTATTCGCGACGAATGGCGGCAGTGACTAGGTTGATTTTTGCTACTGAGTTTTCAGTGTTCTGCCGGTTGACTCTGGCGTGGGAAAGATCAACAACAGAAGTATATGCACCACTTTCTTTGCGCTCCTTTTCCAGGCGTTTTTTACGGTCGAGAAAATATGCCTGAATGTCTGGCCATTTGGTGGTTGGTTTTAAATCACGTCTGGCATCGTTGATGTATTCAATCTGACGTTCCGGATACATGGCGTTAATTTCTTTAGTCCGGATAATTGCCTCTGCGAGGTGCCCGTCAAAAGTCATCATGTCGTCATCGCCGAGAAGCCCGCTTGCGTTGATGACCATATCCACGGTGACGTTTTCATGTGCGCCGAACTTAACGAGAACAGCGGCCTGCTTGTCGTCGGACAACTGATTAAAGTTAACAATTTCTGTATTCGGCTCTGGTTCGACCGGAATAAAGGAAGCGGATTCCTCATCCCAGCGGTTTTCCAGCATATATTCGGTATCCCAGGAGTCGATGGCAGGGCGGGGCATGCCGGGTTTATCCTCGCAGACAAGAAATTTATAAGTGCAGTCCTGAGCAGCCGGATATTGCTCCAGGAATTGCCAGGTAAATTTGGCACGGGCGCGGCGTTCGTCACCGGCTTCAATGGCAGTGGCTACAGCAACTGCACCTTCTTCCTTTATTGCCTGTTCGTCCGGAATGGCGGCGCAAATAAAGACTTTACTCATTTTGTTTTACCTCATTACAGATTTAAGGGTGAACAAATCCCTGCCATTGCTGGCATATAAAAATGAAACCGGATATTAATTACGGTGCTGTTTTAAGTCCTGCCGGGATTTCGTTATTATCCATGCGAATAACTTTATCGACCGGATAACAGTTACCGGGAATTTTCTGTTCATCTGCGGCAGCTATGCATTCTTTCATTGAACCGTATAAGCCTGTCACCAGCTCAAGAGATTCGCCGGAAACAAGATGAACTGTCAGAACGAGTGCAAATGTTGTATTCATTGTCAGCGTCCTTTTTGCATCAGGCGTAAACGGGCCAGCATTGAAACAATGCATATTTGATTTAATAGCTCCCGTTCGTGTTTTCTCTTATTAATGGCATCTTCAGTAAATACAGGATTACTGATTCTGACACCAATTTCAAAACAACCTTCAGACGTATTGACGTTTGGTAATAACGTTTCCATTATCGCGTCCTCAACAATGAATTTTGTGATGCGGTGCCTGGTGCCTCCAGGTGACGTTAACCAGTTAATAATTAACGCCGGATACAGAGAACCCACCCATAAGAACCAATACGGAAGTCAACTGGCCTTTTTAACTGTTCCGCGTGCGCTGAGCCGCATTCACCGCATCACAAAATTCACTTTAAAAAGGGCGGGTATCACGGGGAAAGCAAAACGGATACCCGCCAAAAGGTAATCAACATGGGTTGTTGCAGCAGGGTTGTCACTCAGGCGTATGGTCAACCTGGCAACCCGGTGTTATCTCGAGGAAAGGATAGCCTCGCCATACTTACCGCCGCGCCATTTCGCGGATTGCCACAACCGGAAGCGCACGGTCGAATTAAATTTAACGACACCGTACAGTGAGACGAACTTCGCCGTGCGCTTTCGTGTTGTGTGCCTGCTTTTAACCACGTCAGGCGAGGTGGTTTCCGTCATTCCCCAACGACAGGAAATCTGTATAATCTGGATATCCCCAACGATCCAAGGAAATCATATGACAGAGCAAAGAGCACAAACAGGTGATGGTGTATGGACCGGGATGATATTCTTGACAGAATTTTATATGGCTATTTTCTTGAGCAACTGTTTTCTGTAGCGACTGGTCGTCTCGATAAACTTCTCTCAGTAGTGAGTATTATCCTCGGTTCATCTGTCATTGGCGGATTCATTCCGGAAATTTCTGGCGTTTTTATTGTTGTGATCGCAACCGTCCAAACGATTTATGGATTCGGACAAAAGTCAGGTAATGCCATGAGAAAATCCGCAGAATATTTGCAGCTTTTTGATGATGCAGAAAAATATTCTGATTCGGAATTGAAAATTCAGTTAAAAACTCTGGAAAAAACAGATGATCATATTTGGTCATCACTTAAAGATATTGCGATCTTAAAAACACAGATCAAAATAGGCGTCTCCATCGAACAACAAGAGAAGTTGCCCACAAAATCCAAATTGATGCGATTTCTTTGTGGTTAGGAATATCCAGATTGTTAAAGAGCATGCCGGAGGTTTATCCGTGTCCGGCGCACGCACTTCATCTGCGGAGAACTACTTGAGCTCATTGGTCAGTAGTTTTCAATCACTCGCGAAACGTTTAATGCCGCGCTTTTTGCCAGAGTGGTAATATCCTGCTCCGCTGACACCAGTTCTTTAGAGAGGCGCTCTTTGTAGTCAGCGGCCTGCTTCAGGTCATTAATGGCGCGTATCTTTCCGCACATCCATTCGTAAATTTCATCCTCGGTATAGTCTGGTGCGATGATGACGGGTTCTCGTTTCTGCATACTGATTCCTCGCGGTGCCGCTTCGCTTATCAGTCGTTAGATTTTGCCGAACTGGAAAGCGCCTGTTTAAACTCACTGAAGCTGAGAGCTTCTTCGCCTTCGGCAAGGTCTTCGAAGTATTCTTCGTAAGCCTTTTCCATGATTGCGTCGAAATCCATATCACTCACCTGAATTTCTTTCCAGCCAGCGACGAGCGCCAGTTTCGGTTTTAAACGTTTTACTTTTGGTATACGTCATCGCGGTGAATGTGCCGTCCTGGTTGGGAAACACGCCGTACACCAGAGATTCGTTGTTGCCAAGATCGATAGTATCCATGTTGACCTCATTTCCCCTTAACGCTGGGGTAGCGGAACTAAAAACCTGCTGCGCTGTTATACAAAGTGTTCCCGCCGTCATGTTCATACGCCTCGGGCTGGCTACTTAATCCCTGACCACTACCGGGTAACTCTAGGTATTGCCCTGTATTGTGTGGGACGGGATGGGTTGGTATGGGAAAACTATAGGAAATGCCTAATTGCTTGTCAATAGGCTATGCCTAATGATTTGGGTGCGACCTAATAGGTGATGGTTTGTGGGAGAGGTAGTAGGAGTTAACTAACGGGAACTAGGAATTTCCCGTCGGACCATATAAGTTTAAGTTCCTGTCTTGGTGATGTTCTGGCTTTTCCGTTTTGATTCTTGATTTTTCAGATAGTTAGCTACCTTCATTTCCATTGCGGCAATGTAGGCGCGAACGTCATGATCAACCCAACTAGGCTCCGTAGCATTTCCAGATAAGAGGAAAGCCACAATTGCTCTTTTTTCATCAGAGGCGGCTTGATAAAGGCTGTTTATGTCTAAAAGTTCACTTTTTGTATCTGAAGTGGATGGGGTTGGTATGGGGTATTCGTTAAGCCCCCAATGCTCTGGACCAACCACATCAGAAAAGAAACGCCATAGTTCTGGAAGTTTGTCTTTACTTATCGAACCTTTCTTAATCCAGTCATGGATTGATGGTGGTTGGACTTTGAAATGACGTGCGATTTCCGCCTTTGATTTGACGGCTCCTGATGCAATTTTTTTGTTAATGGCCTGCTCTATCGCTCGGCCTAAGTCTTTACCACTAAGCATTGCTTAATAGTCTCCTATGCGCATCGCGTTAGGCAATACCTACTCTCGAAGCGTTAGGCATAGCCTATTGACAATCACATTAGGCTAAGCCTAATATTATTGTGTGTTTTTTGGAGTTCATTCGATGAAAAAAGATAACTATTCATTCAAACGAGCTTGTGCTGTTGTCGGTGGGCAATCAGCAATGGCTAGGCTTTTAGGTGTATCTCCTCCAAGCGTAAATCAATGGATCAAAGGTGTACGTCAGTTGCCTGCTGAGAGATGTCCTGCGATTGAACGAGCAACAAAAGGTGGTGTCCTGTGTGAAGAACTTCGTCCTGATGTTGATTGGACATACTTACGACGCTCGTCATGTTATTCGCAGAATATGTCGATGAAGCAACCAAATGACGAAAACGATCATACCCGAAGCATCAAGAGGCAAATGATTCATGAAAATCAAACATGAGCATATCCGCATGGCGATGAATGCCTGGGCATACCCTGATGGTGAGAAAGTTCCTGCAGCTGAAATAGCCCGGACTTATTTCGAACTGGGAATGACGTTCCCGGAACTGTACGACGACAGCCATCCGGAAGCCCTGGCCCGTAATACCCAGAAAATTTTCCGTTGGCTGGATAAAGACACCCCTGATGCTGTTGAAAAAATGCAGGCTCTGTTACCGGCGATCGAAAAGGCGATGCCGCCTTTGCTGGTGGCCCGTATGCGCAGCCACAGTTCTGAGTATTACCGTGAGATTGTCGAACGGAGGGATCGGTTGGTGAAAGATGTCGACGATTTTGTTGCGTCAGCGGTTGTTTTGTATGACCAGATGAATCGCGGCGGCCCGGCAGGAAATGCCGTGGTGATGCACTAACAGCACGGTGTTCGGGGGTTTTATGAGCAGCAAGCTTCATGGTCTTGTCTGGGAAGGATGCGCCTTCACCGGCATGATCTTATCCCGGGTGGCAGTGATGGCCCGTCTTGCAGACTACAGCAATGACGAGGGCGTGTCATGGCCTGCTATTGAAACTATCCGGCGTCAGATCGGTGCAAGAAGTGAATCCACAGTGAAATCGGCTATTGCAGAACTGGCGAAAGAGGGCTGGCTGACGAAGGAAGAGCGTAAGGTCGGTGGGCGTAATGTAAGCAATATCTATCGGCTTAATGTGGAAAAACTCGAAGCAGCAGCTGCGGCGGCGCGTGAGTCATATAAACCGAAAAGAAAAATTAGCCCGGCAAAAAATGACCCGTTAACAGTTGACCCGTCAAATATTGACCCCTCAACGGTTGACCCGTCAAATTTTGATGGATCAACGGTTGATAAAAAACTGCCGATTAGGGGGGCGATGATTGACCCCGATCCGTCAGTATTAAAACCTGATCCGTCAGATAAAAGATCTTCTTGTCCTGACGTTTCACTGCCGGACAAAAAACAATCATCACCAGTTGAGCGATTTCTGGAGAAACACCCGGATGCGCATACCTGGAATGTGCAGAAGCGACAGTGGGGTACCCGTGAGGATGTCGCCTGTGCGCAGTGGATTTGGGGACGGGTTGTTGCGTTGTATGAACAGGCCGCCAGTGATGATGGTGAGGTATCACGCCCCAGAGAACCTAACTGGACGACCTGGGCGAATGATGTGCGCATGATGCGTATGCTGGATGGACGTAGTCACCGGCAGATTTGTGAAATGTTTGGGCGTGTCCAGCGGGATTCGTTCTGGGTAAAAAACATCATGAGTCCGGCAAAACTCCGGGAAAAATGGGATGAGCTGGTTATTCGTCTGGGGCGTTCGCCTGTACAGCGTTGCGTGAATCACATTTCTGAACCGGATACCGAAATTCCGCCGGGGTTCAGGGGGTAAGTGCTGATTTGAGGTCATGAAGTTATTTTCTCAGGAGAGTTTATGGGGGCTATTTATACCGAAGAACAGCGGGAAAGGTTACAGCGTCACATCGTTGACCTTGTACGTAAAAACGGGCGTATGACAATGCCACAACTGGCATCGGCAACATATGCTTCACATGATTCCATTCGCCGGTACCTGAAGATGCTGGTGAGCCAGGGCGAAGTGTATGTTGTCAGCGGAAAAGGGGTATTCCTTTCAGAGAGAGTTTACCGTGAATGGCTGGCAAGTTCGGCAAAAAAATCAAGGGTTATCCGCAAACCAGCACAAAAACAGGGTAAGGCCGGAGTACAACCCTACGACCGGCACCAGAACGTAATTTGCCGGGAATGTCGTAACAGCGAATCAATGCAGCGGGTACTGGCTTTTTACAGGGGTGGATTTCAGGAGCTCGTATCGTGAAAAAGTGGGTGCGTGCCGAGATACTGATTCTACGGCAGTGTGCGGGAACAATGACGGTGGAATGCATCGGGATGCTTATTGGTCGTAGTGAGGCTGCGGTCAGAACGAAAGCGCGGGAACTGGGTATTAGTATGATGTTACGGGGTGATTATCACCAGTCAGCAAAATATCCGCAGAGTGATATTGAGCTGGCGCGACAGCTGCATCAGCGTGGCGTGTCCAGGAGAGAAATCGCCAGAAAATTTGGAATGCCGCTGCGCACAGTGAATAACTACGTTTATTTCGACAGGAGGGTGTCTGCGTGAAAATCCTGTATCAGGATTACGGCCCGGTGGGACAGGTGGTTATCAGCAGTACTGTAATGGAGTTCCGGAAGCATAACCGTGTGGTGGATGCAGTGCTGTTAGCCTGTCCGGGGATATCGGCGAGCCGTGCAGGTGTGTTTTTTATGAAGACGAAGTTATATGGCAGTACAGCGTGGATAAAGAAGGCGTACCGGGTAGCGTTGCAGGAGGTAAACAGTGAGCGAATCGGCAACCATTCTTGATATGTCCTGTGGCAGTCGTATGTTCTGGTTCGATAAGAATGACGACCGGGCGATATTTAGCGATATCAGAAAAGAAGAGCACACATTATGTGATGGACGACGCCTGATAATTAGCCCTGACCTGATAGCAGATTTTCGTGCATTACCATTTGCAGACGCATCGTTTCCGGTTGTTGTATTCGACCCTCCGCATCTTGAGCGTGTTGGTGATAACGCCTGGATGGGAAAGAAATATGGACGGCTGAATAAAGATACCTGGCGTGATGATTTGCGGCAGGGATTTAAAGAAGCCTTTCGTGTGTTGTGGCCACACGGTGTTCTGATTTTTAAATGGAATGAAACGCAAATACCTGTCCGCCAGATATTGGCACTAACCGACGCGAAACCAATCATCAGCCAGCGCACCGGTAAGAACGATAAAACACATTGGATTATTTTTGTGAAGGAAGCGACCAGTGGGTAAATCAAAATGCCAGGTTTATGGCAACAAGATAGAACCGTGTACGGCACTGGCAAACTCCCTTGAGCATGATGCTGAATACACGACGCGAAAAGGTCTGCTGATATACGAAATCTGGAATGAGAGTTTAACTCGCGGCCCTGATTTGGTGATGTTGCGATCCGGTGAATTTTCTAAATCACCAGTTCGGGTTTCATTTTGCCCGTTCTGCGGTGAAAGTCTGAAAACGTGGGAGAACAGAAATGAATGAAATTAGAGAAATACCAGTAGAACGTGATGAATATGGCTGCTGGATACATCCAGAATATGAAAAATTCTGTGACGGTCGGGAATATATTTCAACGGAAGAGTTTAACGCCTGGATGAAGGCAAATAATCTTCAGTGGACTATTTGCAGCATGGATGAAGATTATTTAAATCCGGTTGCAGATGACCCCGATATTTCCGCCTGGGAACCGGAACGACCAGAGGGCGAAGGCTGGTTTATTGGCTCCATTCATGATACTGAAGATGGTCCGGTTTGTGTCTGGTTGCGAAACAAGGTGATGGCATAGATGAGAATAGAAAAAGCGAAAGCACAGCTCAGGATAATGCTTGCTGGTCCGGCTGCGAGTTATATGACACATTCACCAGCCATAAAGAAGGTTCTTGATGAACTGGAAGATAAAGACAAACGCATTGTAGAATTGACAGACGCGCTTATGCAAATGATTAATGCGTATAAAATCACAATTCGTTCTGGTTACGAACGCATTACTGAATGTGGTGGTGACTGCGATTCACCAGAAAAGATGATTTCAGAAAATTCAGATATCAGAATGGCAGAGGCTGTTCTGAAAGCGGAATCCAAATCTGAATAATTAAATTCAGCATTGTAAATAAAGATTAATCCTTTACTGGAGGGAACCCTGCACCCTCAATCATCAGGAGGCCGCCCGAAAGGGCGGTAATAAAAATGGCAGAATTAACCAAAGAGCAATTAATCGAAGAAGCCAAATTAAAAATAGCGATTGCGAAATGCCACCCAAATTCAGGGATGGCACAGGTAGAGGGCGAGTTATTCAAAATTGCACTGGCATCGCTGGAAGCAGAACCAATAGGTACTTTCCACATTGTAGAACAGCAAGTTGACGGAACAAGTTACTATATCAAGGATGGGGAATGGCCTATTGATACTGGGATTATTGAAGTCTACGCCGCCTCACCGATGACGGTAGTGCTGAACGATGTATCTGGACCTCTTGCTCTTGCTTACAAAGAGCTTACACCTGCGATTATGCGCAACCATATCGCTGTATTCGAACGATACGGAATAACCCCAAACGATAGCATTACTACAATTCATGCGCTTCGAATTGCGCTGGATGGCATAGAGCGGAGCGACGCCATGCTTCATGGACGTCAGCCATGCCATCAAATTACCGCCTCAATGGCAAAAGCTATTGCGCTTAAACTTGGTGCCGAACTGAATAACGAAGAAGCAGAGATTTTCGCGGATGGGTATAACACCGCCATGCTTCATGCCGAAAACTTTCGGGAAAATAAGAATTCGTCAACCAATAATTTTCGGATAACCTCGGAAACGTCAACCAACTCTCCGGCAATCCCTGATGAGGTGTTGTCCGCAATCCTGAAGGTCGCCAGGCTTCGTGCAGATTTCGATGCTTCTGAAGGTGACAGGCGAGGTATCGGTGGTTGTCTGGATGAGGCCGAGCAAGAACTTATCGTTACCATTAACAAATACGCCAGTCAGATCGCAGTAGAAGCGATACAGGGGGCGCACCAATGAGCCGGCCCGATGCATTTGCAGGCGTTGCTATAGCTATTGCTTTTCTAGTATATGTTATTTGTCGGTGGGGGTAAAAACGTTCGCCGGAATTCACACCAAGGGAGGGAATATGTCGGATGATATTTCACTGGTAATGGAAGGCGCTCTGGCTGTTATTGCTGTTGTGGGTGTTTACTGCCTGGTTGTGTTTTTGATGGATCGCCTGGGGAACTGAATTCATTCCGTATGGGAATTCCCATATCGGGCAAAAACGGTTTGCTGTAAAGCGAGAGTTAAGTAGAATTGCTGCGGGTGCTTGAGGCTATCTGCCTCGGGCATGCCGCCGTAAGGCAGACAGAGAAAAGCCCCAGTTAACATTACGCGTCCTGCAAGACGCTTAACATTAATCTGAGGCCATATCTATGACTTGCACACGTAGGTTAGCCTCTTACGTGCCGAAAGGCAAGGAGAAGCAGGCTATGAAGCAGCAAAAGGCGATGTTAATCGCCCTGATCGTCATCTGTTTAACCGTTATAGTGACGGCACTGGTAACGAGGAAAGACCTCTGCGAGGTACGAATCCGAACCGGCCAGACGGAGGTCGCTGTCTTCACAGCTTACGAACCTGAGGAGTAAGAGACCTGGCGGGGGAGAAATCCCTCGCCACCTCTGATGTGTCAGGCTTCCTCAACGCACCCGCACTTAACCCGCTTCGGCGGGTTTTGTTTTTTCTGTGCATTCTGGTTTACAATTCGCACGCCAGCCTGAACAACTGGCACCTGCTGCGCCAGCAGAGACAACCGATGGCGCACGATACCAAATTACACAATTCTGATGATTCTGCCGTTTTTGCCAGCAGGCACGGGCTGCGTTCTCACGCATTCAAATATGACTGGTATCAGCACGATCCCTGCACTGAAGAACAGGCCGAATGGCTGATTCATAACTACCGCAGACGTGGGTATGAGTTTAAGAAAGCCCTCAGTCTCGATTATCGTCACTGGATAATCTACGTCAGACTCCCTTATTCCGAACGCCCGCCGCGTCCATCCCGCACATTCCAGCAACGGATCTGGAGGTAACGTGCGGGTATTACTTCGACCTGTTCCGGTGCCGGAACTCGGGCTGGTGGTCCTTAAGCCGGGCCGTGAATCCATGCAGGTATTTCATAACCCTCGAGTGCTGGTGGAGCCGGAACCGAAAAGCATGCGCGGTCTGCCGTCCGGAGTTGTTCCTGCCGTTCGCCAGCCGCTGGCGGAAGATAAATCATTGCTGCCATTTTTCAGCGACGAACGGGTGATTCGTGCTGCCGGCGGCGCTGGTGCACTGTCTGACTGGCTCCTGCGTCATGTTAAATCCTGCCAGTGGCCTCATGGTGACTACCATCACAGTGAAACCGTCATACATCGTTACGGTACCGACGCGATGGTGTTGTGCTGGCACTGCGACAACCAGCTGCGTGACCAGACCTCAGAATCACTTGAGCAACTTGCTCAACAAAACCTGACAGCATGGATGATTGACGTCATCCGTCACGCAATAAGCGGTGCGCAGGAGCGGGAATTATCGCTGGCTGAATTATCCTGGTGGGCTGTCTGCAATCAGGTGGCGGACGCACTACCGGAGGTAGTATTACGTCGTTCTCTGGGGTTACGTGCGGAAAAAATTCGCTCGGTGTACCGCGAAAGCGACATCATACCGGGAGAGCAGACAGCCACCAGCATACTGAAGCAGCGCACAAAAAATATTGTGCTATCGCCTCACGTCCACCAGCAACAGAACTCACCGCAGGAAAAGGCGGTTGTCAGCATTGCTGTTGATCCGGAGTCTCCGGAATCTTTCATGAAGCGACCTAAACGTCGCCGTTGGGTAAATGAGAAATACACTCGCTGGGTAAAGACACAGCCGTGTGCGTGTTGTGGTCAGCCAGCCGACGATCCCCATCACCTGATTGGTCATGGTCAGGGTGGAATGGGAACAAAATCCCACGATATTTTCACGCTACCGCTGTGTCGGGAGCATCACAACGAGCTTCATGCGGATCCGCTGGCGTTCGAAGAAAAGCATGGTTCCCAGATTGATTTAATTTTTCGTTTTCTTGATCGCGCCTTTGCAACCGGCGTGCTCGGGTAAAAGAGGTTACTGATGCGTATAGAATTTGTTTTGCCTTACCCGCCGACGGTGAACACCTACTGGCGACGCCGTGGCAGCACGTATTTTATATCGGAAGCCGGTAAGCGTTATCGCCGTGATGTGGCACTTATTGTTCGCCAGCAGCGGCTGAAATTAAATCTGTCCGGAAGGCTGGCGATAAAGATTATTGCAGAGCCACCGGATAAGCGCCGTCGTGACCTGGACAATATCCTGAAAGCACCACTGGATGCACTGATACATGCGGGATTGCTTATCGACGACGAGCAGTTTGATGAAATCAATATTGTGCGCGGTCAGCTCGTTCCTGGTGGGCGGCTGGGCGTGAAGATTTACAAAATTGAAAGTGAGTGAGCGTAAATATGATATACCCGGAAATTACAGGCAAAAGCGGTGAGCATTTACGCCTGAAAACTCTGGAAAGTGTCTGGCTCCAGGGGAAACTGCGTATGTGGGGGCGTTGGTCGTATATAGGTGGTGGCAAAACAGGAAATATGTTCAATCAGTTGCTGGCATCCAAAAAACTGACAAAAACCGCGATCAATGAAGCCATGCGCAAAATCAGGGAATCAGGGATTGATAAACCTGAACTGGAAGCATTCTTGCGTGAGATGATCGAAGGAAAGCAAAAAAGCTGGTTAACTCACTGCACTGATGCAGAGGCACTAAAAATTGATAGTGTTATAGGTGAAGTTCTGGCGGATCATCCAGGACTACTAAATGTCCTGAGTCAGCGTTATGTGGGGCGAGGGATGAGTAAGAGAAGGATGGCCGAGTTATTAAACGAACAGTACCCAGAGTGGGCGTTGATTACATGCCGACGTCGTGTTGATCAGTGGTTGCGTGTTGCTGAGTTCATTTTGTACTCACCTATGAGAGAAGCGTTCGATTATACTTAAAAAATCATTGCAAAATGAGCCACAAACTGCTTCAATTCCGGTACGCTCCGCATAGCTGTATCGCGAGGCGAATCAAGCGCATGAACTTTGATACAACCCGCCATTGAGCGGGTTTTTTATGTCCGAAAAACGGCAGAGAACATAAAACGTGCTGGTGGTTGCGAATACTGGTCTTTCGGCTTGTATTTTTGTAAATCGATATATACTTATCTTGTGACCAGTAATGTCAGGGCAATTGATATGAATGAAGCCTGTTCTGTTGTTTTTGTTCATTCCCCGTTTGTTGTGCTCTTTGAAGGAAAAGAGCTCTCTCTTGAAAGTGGTAGTGCACTTCTTGTCAGGGGGGGAGCTGGATCGTTATTGCCCTTTTCGGAATGTTTTCGGCGAATAAGTCTCAGTGAATCGACAATTAGCCGTTACCTGTTGTGTGGAGACGAAAAACAGGATGTAGTTTTAGTCCGGCAAATACCACGATATCTTTGCGTGAGTTTTCCCAAGGCAGAATTGATGGGCATCCTGATTGATTATCTTTGTGAGGAAAAGATTCATACGGACAATTTAGCGGAAATGCTTTCCTTTTCGTGTCTGGCGTTTTTCTCATCAGAGAAAATGTTTTCGTCGTTTCTGACCGCGTGTATTAGCAATATTAGTGACAGGCTTAGTGCATTGTTTCGCACGGACATTGCAGCAAACTGGACTCTGAGAGATGTGTCTTCGCGGTTATGTATCAGTGAAAGTTTGTTAAAAAAAAGACTGAAAGAAGAAGGCACCTGTTTCAGTGAGTTGTTGCTTACAGAGAGAATGAGAATGGCAGCAATGCTGTTGAATCAATCTCGTTGCGCCATCAACAGAATCGCTGCCCAGTGCGGCTATAATTTTACATCTTATTTTATCAGCGTATTCAGGAGTTATTTTGGTGTTACACCGGCAGGTTACAGGATGGCTGCATTCAATGAGATGAGTTTAAGTGTTACTCAAGAATAATTGAATTTTGCACTCATTGAAAACAGGCTCGCTGCGGCGGGCCTTTTTCATATCCGCGCCACGCCCGGCGCATATCAAAAACCACAGAGCCTTTCAGGGGTGAGCTTACGGGATGGTCAGTGTGACTTTCTCTGTGGGCTGGTCACCCCAGGGCGCAGGCTCACCCACTAAAAGGAAAAGTCACGATGTTTGGTATTTTCAAAAAGAAAACACGCAAGGCCATTGCCGAAGTGAAGAAGATGGAGAATCGCGATGCAGTGGAGGCGACCGTCTGGGGTGCGTATTCCATTGCATATGCTGACGGCACCTGTGACGCGAAAGAAATCGCGGTACTGGAGAAAACCATTGCAGCACTTCCTGCCTTTGCGCCGTTCTCGGGTGAGATTGCACAAATGAGTGCAAATATCCGCGCCCGTTATGAAGCATCGCCGCGTTCTGCCAATGCCGAAGCCCTCCGCCAGCTGGCTGATATTGCAGGTACTGATGACGCAGTTAATGTGCTGTGCCTGTGTCTGGATATCGCTGACCAGGATGGTATTGGTCCGGATGAAGAAGCACAGCTCAAGAAAATTGCTCAGGCGCTGCAGCTACCACTGGAGCAGTACCTGTGAAAAGTGCGCGCCTTGTGCTGGCTGCCATCCTGCTGTTTCTGGTAGTGGCAGTGGATTTCACCGGACGGCTGATGTCGGTACTGGCAGATGGTGTGCTGGTGGCGGGGATGGTGATAATGGTGTTGCCTTTGCTGAAGAGTGTAAAAAATACACAGACGTGAAATGTTAAATCCATCACAATTAAGTTGATTGGGCATTGCTGGTTGACGGAGCTTTTGTTAGAAAAAATTTGCATGGTGGATCCCCCGGGTGGTGGGCATATGAGTGATGTATGTTTCTGTTCTGCTCCTTTATTATGCTGATTCGGGTACTGATACTGAATTCATCGGGAGGCACCCGGCACCATGCAAGCATGCCCCTCTCCTGAGGGGCTTTTTATATAAACAGGTTCTACAGATTCTATCAGACATGCGTAAACTTATTATGGCCTGTGTCGTTTTAGTCCGTAGGGGCATATTTGCAGAATGCAACGGTTATTAAAGCATTCATTAAATACGTTATCTGAATTTGCAGGGCATTCCTGGCTGTTTTTGATTAAATCCCAGAATCTTTTATTGAATGGTACAACGTTGTAAATGGTTACAGGTAGCACTTTGTTATTGAGTACGATACCTGTGTGAGTCAGCGTAAATATACTTTCAGGAGGTAAGAAAACATCCGATTGATACCAGATTATTAATTTTATTTTACTCCATATGGCTGAAAAAGATATTCCACATGATGGCTGGATAACTGTATCAATCACAATCCACTTCATTTAGTTTCCTTATTTATGCCTTGCTGGTGATGTTCTGAAAAGTATAAATGATAATTTTGAATGTAAACCATAGAGCAGAACTGTTTTTCTGATTTTGTTTATTGTTTATTTAAAATGCAGGGTGGTTTATATCTCGTCTTGTAGTTTATCCATGCATATCTGCTTTATGATGAGGTTTTATTTAAGGTATGGTTTTGTGTTTTTTTCTGTATTGCATGTCAGGTATTTTAAAGAATTATTTTTTAGATGGTGGAAAGAACCATGGCATTTAAACACTATGATGTTGTCAGGGCGGCGTCGCCGTCAGATCTTGCGGAAAAGCTGACACACAAACTGAAAGAGGGCTGGCAGCCATACGGCGGACCGGTTGCCATTACGCCGTACACACTGATGCGGGCGGTGGCTATTGAAGGAGAGCCACAGGTCGGCCCTTCATCTGAGCCGGACTGGTTCTACGTGGTTGTGCTTACCGGACAGTCCAACAGCATGGCCTACGGTGAAGGGCTTCCGTTACCGGATTCTTACGATGCTCCGGATCCGCGCATTAAACAGCTGGCGCGCCGCAGCACGGTAACTGGCATTTTTAGCAGAGCCTGAATGCCATAATCACGGCTCCCGGAGTTGGCCGTCAGTGGGTGACACGGGCGGCTTTTTGTTTTTCTTTACTTTCATTTTCTGTCGGCGGGGACGGAGACATACATCATATGGAAAAAATTACAACAGGTGTGTCATACACCACGTCAGCGGTGGGGACGGGATACTGGTTACTGCAGCTGCTGGACAGGGTTTCCCCGTCTCAGTGGGCGGCAATAGGCGTGCTGGGGAGTCTGCTGTTTGGTCTGCTGACGTACCTGACGAACCTGTATTTCAAAATTAAAGAAGACCGGCGTAAGGCGGCGCGGGGAGAGTAGACGATGAACCATGAAGAAATGAATCAGCGCATAAGTTGCCTGGAAAATGAAATCACTGAACTGAATAAAAAACTGTCGGTGCTGATGGTTTCTGAAGATGAAAAAAAACGCCGCGATGAGCAGGAAGCAGCGTTTTACGATGATTGCATCAAAATTGCTCGCAGGACCTTTGAGAAGATTTTGCAGGAAAAGTTTTTACCGACCGCATTGTCAGAAAAGTACTCCATTACAGTTAAAAGTGCCGGAGAGGAAGGCAATAAACGTTATTTTATTGCGTCTGCACCGGATAAAGACCAGGAATGGGGGGATAATCGGCCATCTTTTATTGTGACAAGCGATGACTGGAATATCACGATCCGTGAAGATGGAAAAGTAACACCAGCATCGCACCAGCACAGTGAGGCGCTCATTGAATTTGCCATTGATTACCTGAAGAACAATAAAAAGCAGGGACTAATGAAGCGCATTGGTCGTTGCATGGGATATCTGCAGGTAGCTGCTGAGATTGAAGCGCTGGCCAGTGGTGCGGACAAGGATGCAGTTGTGCGGGAGGCTCTTCTTCGTGATTTTGATAATCCACCCTTTAAAAAAGTGCCGGCTTACTGGTTTCATCCAGGACTGACTTATCTTAAAGGACGTATATAAGCTGGCTCGTTATCTGTTGCCGGATAATCGACGGAAGATGCGTTCTTTTTGTGATTTGGCGTAATGATGATCCCACTCACATTCAAGGTAGTTTAATTCTTCGTTTAACCAGTCATTTATATTGTCTTTCAGACGTAGAAGCATGGCTGGTGTTAATATTCTGGACATAATGTCGAGAGTTGGTGGTGTGAGGTGTCCATACGGTTCAGCCTGAATGGATTTTACTGCTTCGTGGTTTTGCTGAATGAGTTTAAGGAATGCTGATTTAAATTGTTCATTCATGGCCTGCATGCAGGCGGTATATTTATGTTCATCGTTATACATTGCTAAATCCTCGACGGGAATTGTCAGATATATTTCAGCCATCAGGTAAAACACCAGTGCCCACCACTGGCGGGCTGAAGACTTAACATATCCAGGGATTCGGAACCGATAAATCCTGATAAATATCCATGAACACCAAAATCAAATACGGTCTGTCGGCTGCCGTTCTGGCGCTGATTGCCGCAGGTGCGCCTGCGCCTGAAATCCTCGACCAGTTTCTGGATGAAAAGGAAGGTAACCACACCACGGCATACCGTGATGGTGCGGGGATCTGGACCATCTGCCGTGGAGCCACCCGGGTGGATGGTAAGCCTGTTATTCCTGGCATGAAGCTGTCAAAGGAAAAATGCGACCGGGTTAACGCCATTGAACGTGATAAGGCGCTGGCATGGGTGGCGAAAAACATCAAAGTGCCACTGACTGAACCCCAGAAAGCGGGGATCGCGTCATTCTGCCCGTATAACATTGGCCCCGGTAAGTGTTTCCCGTCGACGTTTTATAAACGAATTAATGCAGGCGATCGCAGGGGAGCGTGTGAAGCGATTCGCTGGTGGATAAAAGATGGTGGGCGCGATTGCCGCATACGTTCAAATAACTGCTATGGACAGGTTATTCGTCGTGACCAGGAAAGCGCATTAGCCTGTTGGGGGATAGATCAGTGAGCAGAGTCGCCGCGATTATTTATGCTCTGGTTATCTGCATCATCGTCTGCCTGTCGTGGGCGGTCAATCATTACCGTGATAACGCCATCGCCTACAAAGAACAGCGTGATAAAAAAGTCAGTGAGCTGAAGCAGGCGACCGCCACCATCGCTGACATGCAGCAGCGCCAGCACGATGTTGCTGCGCTCGATGCAAAATACTCGAGGGAATTAGCCGATGCGAGAGCTGAAAATGAAACTCTGCGTGCTGATGTTACCGCTGGTCGTAAGCGCCTGCGGATCAACGCCACCTGTCCAGGCTCCGTGCGTGAAGCCACCGCCACCGCCCGCGTGGGCAATGATGCCAGCGTCGAACTCTCTCCAGTTGCTGGACGAAACGTTCTCGGTATCAGAGACGGAATCATCAGCGACCAGGCAGCATTGAGAACGCTTCAGGAATATATCCGTACTCAGTGCCTGAAATAGTTTTTTCAATGCGTTGTATCGTCGCCGTATTTCCGCATTAACAGAGACCGCAGCCCTACGGGGAGACTCCTCTGCGCGAGTGTGCGGGGATAATCAAAAACGATACACACCGGGGTTTACTGCGTTAACGGAGCGCGGCGTTGCCCCCTCATAGTCGCCTGGCCGGTGCGATGGTGGAAGAAACCGGAACACATTACAAAATGATAACAATTATCATTTTTCGGGTCCTCCTGGCGGGGTGGGCCTGTACACGGGGCGGGTCGGCGCGGAAAAAAGCGCATTTTTGTGATTTTATCGTCATCATCATCATGTATGTAAACTGTTGTTTTTAATGTAATTGATGCAAAAAAGATGATGGTTGTGGCCAATTTTTGTTCGACATCTTTGTGTGGCGGCATTTCTTTACAAAAAAACAGAATCACTTCTGTTCAGAGGGGTATGTGGAGGAGGCGTAGATGGACGGCGAGCTGAAAAATATGAAGTTAAATATTAATCAACTGGCAGCCCTTTCAGGCCTGCACCGGCAGACCGTTACCGCAAGAATGGCGGATGTTCCTCTTGCTCCGGGCAGTAATGAGAAGAAAAAACTTTATCTCCTGACGGACCTGATTACTGCGCTGCTGGCAAAAACACCATCCACCGAAGATGAGGAGATGAATCCACACGATCGCAAGGCATGGTATCAGTCCGAGCGCGAGCGTCTTAAATTTCAGCATGAAACTGTTCAGCTTGTCCCTGTCAGTGATGTCAGACGGTCGTTTTCTGTCGTGGTGAAAGCGATAGTTCAGGTACTGGAAACCTGGCCTGACAGGCTGGAGAGGGACAGGGGGTGGACTGCATCACAACTGAACGAAGTGCAGATTGTGGTTGATGAGATCCGCGACACACTGGAAAAGGCAGTCATTGACTGTTGTGATGAGGCCGATATGTGAATCAGGTGAACGAGAGCCATAGCCGCGCATCCGATATCTGGCGCGAAGTGGCCTCGCTGTTTCGCCCACCTGGCCGGTTACCAGTAGCGGAAGCCATCAGGCGTTATATGCGGGTACCACGGGGAGCCAACACTTCCGGTCCGTGGGAGTCATCACTGACGCCCTATATGATTGACCCCATTAATACATTATCAGCCCGTGAATATGACGCGGTGGTGTTTGTAGGACCGGCGCGGACCGGGAAAACCGAAGGGCTGATTGATGGCTGGATTGTGTACGGCATCATCTGTGATCCGGCGGATATGCTGGTGGTGCAGATGACCGAGACCAAGGCGCGGGAACACTCCAGAACGCGTCTTTCCAGAACGTTTCGTCACAGCCCGGAGGTCAGTAAGCGTCTCAGTCCTTCCCGTAATGACAACAACGTCCACGATAAAATGTTTCTTGACGGCTCCTTCCTGAAGATTGGCTGGCCGTCGATCACCGTATTTTCCTCCTCGGATTACCGTCGTGTGGCGCTGACGGATTATGACCGTTTCCCTGAAAACGTGGACGGGGAAGGGGATGCCTTCACCCTGGCATCAAAGCGTACCACCACCTTTATGTCTTCCGGGATGACCCTGGTCGAGAGTTCACCCGGGCGGGATATCACTGACACCAAATGGCGATGTGGCGGCACACATGAGGCACCCCCAACAACGGGGATCCTGTCCCTGTATAACCGGGGAGACCGCCGTCGGTGGTACTGGCCGTGTCCGCACTGTGGGGAATATTTTCAGCCGGTGATGGATAACATGACCGGTTACCGGAATAACCCTGATTTTGTGGCTGCCGGGCAGGCGGCCCGCCTGATGTGTCCGCACTGCTGCGGCCTGATTGCTCCGGAACAGAAACGTGAACTGAATAACCAGGGGATCTGGCTTCGTGAAGGTGAACGGGCGGCGGCGGACGGCAGTATCACCGGAACGCCACGAAATTCCCGGATTGCGTCATTCTGGATGGAGGGGCCGGCTGCGGCGTTTCAGACCTGGGAACAACTGATTTTTAAACTGCTGGCGGCAGAAGAAGAGTATGAGCGAACCGGCAGTGAAGAGACCCTGAAAGCGGTGGTGAACACCGATATCGGACGACCCTATCTGCCCCGTTCAGCCACGGAACAGCGTAAAAGTGAACTGCTTGAACAGCGTGCCGAGCCGTTTCCCCGGCGATCTGTGCCGGATGGTGTGCGTTTTATTGAGGCAACGGTTGACGTACAGGGCGGTAAAAATCGCCGTTTTGTTGTGCAGATCACCGGATACGGAGAGCAGGGGGAACGCTGGATTGTTGATCGCTACAACATCCGGCATTCACTGCGCTGCAGTTCCAACGGTGAAAGTCTGCCGGTTGATCCGGCGGCATATCCGGAGGACTGGGATTTGTTGCTGACGGATGTGTTCCATAAAACATGGCCGCTGGCTTCTGATCCGGATGTGCGCATGCGTCTGATGGCCATGGCGGTGGATACGGGAGGGGAAGCCGGGGTGACAGATAACGCCTATCGTTTCTGGCGTCGTTGCCGGAGTGACGGACTGGGCAACAGGGTGTTTCTGTTCAAGGGGGATGGTCTTCGCCGTGACAGGCTGATTAACCGTACCTTCCCGGATAATACCGGCAGAAGTGCCCGCCGTGCCAGAGCCAGTGGCGATGTCGCGCTGTGGCTGGTTCAGACGGATGCGTTTAAGGACCGTGTAAATAATGCCCTGTGGCGTGACACACCGGGGCCGAACTATATCCACTTTCCCGACTGGCTGGGGCGGTGGTTTTACGATGAGCTGACCTATGAAGAGCGCGGCAGTGACGGAAAATGGCGAAAACCGGGCAGGGGCGCTAACGAGGCGTTTGACCTGCTGGTTTATGCGGATGCGCTTGCCGTTCTGCATGGTTACGAAAAGATCCGCTGGCCCTCCGCACCGGACTGGGCACAGCGGGAAACGTGGCTCGTCTTCCCGCAGGAGCGTTCTGGTGAAACGGCATCCCCGGAACTGACGGCCGGGGCAGAAAAACGCCGTCGCCGGAAGAAAAAACTGCGGACGGAGCGTGCGGAAGATAATCCATGGATAACATCAGGAGGCTGGTTGTGAGCACAGAAGAAGCCAGAGAGATGATACAGCGGTACCGTGAAGCGGAAATGGCCGTACTGGAGGGGAAGTCTGTCACCTTCAACGGACAGCAACTGACGCTGGAAAGCCTTTCTCAGATCCGCGCCGGACGTCAGGAGTGGGAACGCAGGCTTGCCGCGATGGTGAGCCGCAGGCGGGGAAAACCGGGATTTAAACTGGCGAGGTTTTAATGGCAATTATTGATGATGTGATAGGCGTGTTCTCTCCAGGCTGGAAAGCGGCCAGACTGCGTTCAAGGGCGTTAATCATGGCCTATGAGGCGGTGAAACCGACCCGGACACATAAAGCCCGGCGTGAAAATCGATCTGCTGATCAACTCAGTAAATATGGCGCGGTTTCCCTGCGGGAGCAGGCCCGTTTTCTGGATATCAATCATGACCTGGTGATTGGTGTGTTTGACAAGCTTGAAGAGCGGGTGATTGGTGCCAGAGGAATTACTGTGGAGCCTCAGCCATTACGAAAAAATGGGGAAATGGCGGCAGAGCTGGCTGCGGATATCCGCCGGTTGTGGGCTGAATGGTCCGTGAGTCCGGATGTGACAGGGCAGTATACCCGTCCCGTGCTTGAGCGTTTACTGCTGCGGACCTGGCTGCGGGATGGTGAAGTGTTTGCGCAGATGGTCAGCGGTGCGGGAAACGGTCTGGAACGGACGGCGGGAGTGCCATTCTGGCTTGAAGCGATGGAGCCGGATTTTGTTCCCATGCGCAGTGATGAATCCGCCGGGCTGAATCAGGGGGTTTTTCTTGATGAGTGGGGCAGGCCGAAAAAATATCTGGTTTATAAAAATTATCCGGTCAGCGGCCGGCAGAGTGATACGAAAGAAATCGCCGCCGGAAAAATGATCCACCTGAAGTTCACTCGTCGTCTGCATCAGACGCGAGGCTCATCCATGTTATCGGGGGTGCTGATGCGGATCAGTGCCCTTAAGGAGTATGAGGATGCGGAACTGACAGCGGCGCGTATTGCTGCGGCGCTGGGACTGTATATCCGTAAAGGTGACGGACAGGACTATGAAGATCCGGGGATCAAAGAAACCGAGCGGGAAGTCCATATCACCCCGGGGATTATTTATGACGATTTGCGCAAGGGCGAGGATATCGGCATGGTCAAATCCGATCGTCCCAATCCCAACCTTGAAACTTTCCGCAACGGCCAGTTGCGTGCAGTGGCAGCTGGCAGTCGTCTGAGTTTTTCCAGTGCGGCGCGTAACTATAACGGCACCTACAGCGCCCAGCGGCAGGAGCTGGTCGAGTCCACGGATGGTTACCTGATCCTGCAGGACTGTTTTATTGGCGCGGTAACCCGCCCGGTGTACCGGACATGGCTGAATATGGTGGTTGCGGCAGGTCTGCTGAAAATTCCGGCGGATGTGGAGATGAAGACGCTATATAACGCGACGTATTCCGGTCCGGTGATGCCGTGGATCGACCCGGTTAAGGAGGCTGAAGCCTGGCGGATACAGATCCGGGGGGGTGCCGCGACGGAATCCGACTGGATCCGCGCAGGCGGGCGCAACCCGGATGAGGTCAAACGTCGCCGTAAGGCTGAAACTGAGGAAAACCGCAGGCTGGGGCTGGTCTTTGATACTGACCCCGCTAACGACAAAGGAGGCAACAGTGCCGGAACTGAACAACAGCGTCAGCAGGCCACCGACAGCCAGCATGAAGAATAAATCCTGGTTCAGGATGCAGGCGGGTGGTCAGGGTGAGGCGGATATTTATATTTATGATGAGATTGGTTTCTGGGGCGTCACCGCGAAGCAGTTTGTCAGCGATATGAATGCCCTGGGTGATATCACCCACATTAATCTCCACATCAACTCACCGGGTGGCGATGTCTTTGAAGGCATCGCCATTTTTAATGCCCTGAAAAATCACGGTGCGGCCATTACCGTGTATGTGGATGGCGTTGCCGCCTCGATGGCATCCCTGATTGCGATGGCCGGTGACACGGTCATTATGCCGGAAAATGCCTTCATGATGATCCATAAACCCTGGGGGATCAGCGGTGGTGATGCGGAGAAAATGCGCACTTATGCCGAACGTCTGGACAAACTTGAGTCGGTTATGGTGCCGGTATATGCGCAGAAAACCGGAAAAACCACCGATGAAATTTCCGCCATGCTGGCGGATGAGACCTGGATGTCCGGTGCCGAGTGTCTGGCACACGGATTTGCTGACCAGGTGACGCCAGCCGTTAAGGCAATGGCATGTATTCAGTCAAAACGTACAGAGGAATTTAAAAAGATGCCGGAATCCATCCGAAATATGATCACGCAGCCACACAACAGTGCCCCGCGTGATACCACAGTGACAATCCCTGCACCGGCGGTAACAGAACCATCACCGGTACCGGCAGTGTCTGATGAGGCGACCATTCGCGCCCGCGTTATGGCTGAGCAGAAAGCCCGCATGTCAGGCATTAACGATCTGTTTGCCATGTTTGGCGGGCGCTATCAGGCGCTTCAGGCGCAGTGTGTGGCCGATCCTGACTGTTCGCTGGAAATGGCCCGCGAGCGCCTTCTGAATGAAATGGGCAAGGAGTCCTCGCCGACCAACAAAAACACACCGGCCCATATTTATGCCGGAAACGGCAATTTTGTGGGAGACGGGATCCGCCAGGCGATGCTGGCCCGTGCCGGATTTGAAAATGTCGAGAAGGATAATGTCTATAACGGGATGACCCTGCGTGAATGGGCTCGCATGTCACTGACCGAGCGTGGTATTGGGGTGGCCAGTTATAACCCCATGCAGATGGTCGGGCTGGCGCTGACGCACAGCACCTCTGATTTTGGCAATATTCTGCTGGATGTGTCGAACAAGGGGCTGATCCAGGGCTGGGAGGAATCAGAAGAAACCTTCCAGAAGTGGACCCGTAAGGGACGCCTGTCAGACTTCAAAACAGCGTATCGCGTGGGGATGGGCGGTTTTGGTTCTCTGCGTCAGGTTCGTGAAGGGGCGGAGTATAAATACATCACCACCTCAGATCGCAAGGAGACCATTGCTCTGGCCACTTACGGGGAGATTTTCTCCATCACCCGCCAGGCCATTATCAATGATGACCTGAATATGCTGGTTGACGTGCCGATGAAGATGGGGCGTGCGGCGAAGGCAACGATTGGTGACCTGGTCTACAAGGTGTTGACGGATAACCCGAAACTGTCAGACGGTAAGGCGCTGTTCCATGCCGATCACAAAAATATTGCCACCGGCGGGATCTCCGTTTCCGGACTGGATGCGGCCCGTCAGATGATGCGCCTGCAGAAAGAAGGCGATCGCGCCCTGAATATCCGTCCGTCCTTTATGCTGGTACCGGTGGCACTGGAGACGGTGGCGAACCAGACCATCAAATCGGCCAGTGTGAAAGGGGCGGATGCAAACGCCGGTGTCATTAACCCTATCCAGAACTTTGCTGAGGTGATTGCGGAAGCGCGTCTTGATGCGGCAGATCCGAAAACCTGGTATCTGGCGGCGGCACAGGGCACCGACACCATTGAAGTGGCCTGGCTGGATGGTGTGGACACGCCATACATTGATCAGCAGGAAGGTTTCACCACTGACGGTATTGCCACAAAAATCCGTATTGATGCCGGTGTGGCACCACTTGACTGGCGCGGACTGGTGCGTTCGTCGGTGGCCTGATAACCGCGTTATCACAATCACTGCCCGAAAGGGCTTTTTTTATGCCTGAAAACAGCCCCCCGGGGGCTGTCCGGAGAGACAGCATTATGGCTAAAAATTTTGTACAGGACGGCACCACCATTGAGCTGGTGAATGCCGGGGATCAGACCATTCTGAGCGGTGCCGCTGTGGTGGTTGGCAGCATGGTGGCAGTGACCATTACCGATATTCCTGCCGGGGAGACCGGTGACGGGTTCGCCGAAGGCGTGTTCCTGCTGCCCAAACAGTCTGCCGACGATATTCAGGCCGGTGTGGCGGTTTATCTGAAGGACGGGACTGTGCAGCCTGCCGCAGACGGTGCAGTGGCGGCGGGAATGGCATGGGAGCATGCGCCGTCAGGCACCACCACGGTGGCGGTTAAAATCAATGCCTGATCTGTTTGCGCGAATGTGCAGCCGGATGGACCTGGCGACCGTACGCATGATGGGGAAAACGGCGGAGATTAACGGCGTAGTGTATGACGTGATACCGGAGTATGAGTCTGCGGATATGGGGGCGCTTTCCGGCAGTCAGTTGTCACTGGTGGTGTTTTCAGCGCAGTACCGGCCGGCCCGCGATGATGTGGTTGTGTTTGACGGTCGCTCACTGGTGGTGACCCGTTATGACACGTACAACGGTAATCCCCGGATTTTTGTCGAACAGGAATAAGTATGGCGATAAAAGGTCTGGCGCAGGCCATGAAAAATCTGGATGCGATTAACCGCCGTGCCGTTCCCCGGGCTGCCGCCACGACGCTTAATCGTGTGGCGGAGTCCATCATCGCGAAAACGGCCTCTTCGGTTGCCCGGGAGCTGGCGGTCCCACGCCGTCTCATCCGTGAGCGTATCCGCCTGCAACGGGCCAGCGCAGACAGGGTTTATGCGAAGGTCATCATCAACACCGGTAATCTGCCCGTCATAAAACTGGGGACGGCCAGCGTGCGGCTTTCCCGCAGAAAGCGGCGAAAGAAAGGTGAGCGTTCGGTCACGAAAGGCGGTGGCAGTGTGCTGATTGTCGGGAAACGGCGGATCCCGAATGCTTTTATTACCCGGCTGGAAAATGGCCGGTGGCATGTGATGCAGCGTATGCCGTGGGCATCATCGTCCACCGGCGCGGACAGCAAAGGGAGGCCGAAACGCCACCGTCTGCCGATCGAAGTGGTGAAAATACCGACGGCCAGACCGCTGGCGGAAACCTTTGAGCGCGAACGTGACCGGATGTACCGGGAGAAATTACCGGAACAGATGATGAAAGCCATGACGCATCAGTTACGCCTGGTGCTGAAAAGAAAATGACAGGGAGGGTGTATGAAACACCGTGAAATACGGGCGGCAGTTCTGTCTGCCCTGAAAGAAAATATTTCTGAGCGGGTGAGCTGGTTTGACGGCCGCCCGGTTTTTATTGATGAACAGGAACTACCTGCTGTTGCTGTTTACCTGACTGATGCGTCTGCTGCTGACGAGTTCGTTGATGAGGGGACCTGGGAGGCGACACTGCATATTGAAGTTTTTCTCAGGGCAAAAGAACCGGACTCGGCACTGGATATGTGGATGGAAGAGAAAATCCTTCCTGCGCTGGAGGCGGTTCCCGGCCTCAGTGCGTTACTGCTGAAGATGAATCTTCAGGGGTATGACTACCGCCGGGATGATGAGTTTATGATGTGGGGATCGGCAGATCTCCTGTGGAAAATTACCTACGAGATGTGAGGACGATATGGCAATACCAAATCCTCTTGAGCCGGTGAAAGGTTCCGGCACCACACTATGGGTGTACACCGGCACTGGTGATGCTTATGCCAACCCGTTGTCAGACGATGAGTGGACGCGCCTGGCAAAAATAAAGGATCTGACCCCCGGCGAGATGACGGCAGAATCCTACGATGATAACTATCTGGATGATGAGGATGCTGACTGGGTATCCACCGGGCAGGGGCAGAAATCTGCCGGTGACACCAGTTTTACGCTGGCCTGGAAGCCGGGCGAGAAAGGGCAGCGCGATTTGATCGCCTGGTTTGACAGCAGTGAGACCCGGGCCTACAAAATCCGTTTCCCGAACGGCACGGTGGATGTGTTCCGTGGCTGGGTGAGCGCCATTGGTAAAGCGGTGACCGCCAGAGAGGTGATCACCCGTACCGTTAAGATCACCAATATCGGCCGTCCGTCGCTGGCGGAAGATCAGGGGGACATCACACCGGTCACCGGTATTACCGTGACGCCACCAACGGGCAATGTGGCAAAAGGTCAGAATATCACCCTGACCGTGGCTGTTCAGCCGGAAGGGGCGACGGATAAAACCTTCCGCGCCACGTCGGCGAATCAGAATTTTGCGACCATTACTGTGAAAGGGAACACGATCACGGTGAAAGGTATTGCGGCAGGTAAAGCGCAGATCCCTGTTGTCACCGGCAATGGTGAGTTTGCGGCGGTGGCGGAGATCACCGTCACGGATGGCGCTTCAGGCTGAGAGGGGAGATAAAGCATGTTTCTGAAAACAGAACAATTTGAATATAACGGTGTGTCTGTCACGCTTTCTGAGCTGTCTGCGCTGCAGCGTATTGAGCATCTTGCCCTCCTGAAACGGCGGGCAGAAGAGGCTGAAGTCAGCGGCAACCTGCAGGTGAGCGTGGAAGACCTTGTCAGAACCGGGGCGTTTCTGGTGGCGATGTCCCTGTGGCATAACCATCCACAGAAAACGCAGTCACCGTCAATGAATGAGGCCGTGATGAAGATAGAGCAGGAAGTGCTCACCACCTGGCCTGCCGATGCCGTTGCCCGGGCGGAAGAAGTGGTGTTGTGCCTGTCCGGGATGAGTGAGCCTGTTCATGTGGATACGGATATCACCGAAGTGGCGAAAAATAATGCGCTTACTGATGATGATTTTTCTGCGGGAAAGTCTTCGACGGCGAGCTGAATTTTGCCCTCAGACTGGCGCGTGAGATGGGGAGGCCTGACTGGCGCACCATGCTTGCCGGGATGACATCCACCGAATATGCCGACTGGCACCGTTTTTACCGCACGCATTATTTTCACGATACCCAGCTGGATATGCATTTTTCCGGGCTGACGTACACCGTACTCAGCCTGTTTTTTTGCGATCCGGATATGCATCCGGCGGATTTCAGTCTGCTTGCACCCCGACGTGATGATGAGCAGACGGAGATGCCGGATGAGGACGATATGCTGATGCGGAAAGCGGCAGGACTTTCTGGTGGTGTCCGCTTTGGGGCTGACGGGAAGGAAATCGTTACGGTCAGTGATGACATGCGGAGCAGTACAGAGGATGAAGCCATGCTGATGATGGTGTCTGAGGGAATTCCAGGAGGTGTACGCTATGGCGGGTAATTTTGCCGATCTGACAGCTGTTCTTACACTGGATTCAACCCGTTTTTCTGAAGAGGCTGCACGGGTAAAGAAAGAACTGGGTGAAACCAGTGACCTTGCGGATTTGATGGCCGGGCGTGTCAGCCAGTCTTTTAAGAAACAGGCCACTGCCGTTGAACAGGGGCTGAGCCGTCAGGCGCTGGCTGCACAAAAAGCCGGGATTTCCGTCGGGCAGTATAAAGCGGCCATGCGTACCCTGCCTGCACAGTTTACGGATATCGCCACGCAGCTTGCCGGTGGTCAGAATCCCTGGCTGATCCTGCTGCAACAGGGCGGTCAGGTGAAGGACGCCTTCGGCGGGATGATCCCCATGTTCAGGGGGCTTGCCGGTGCGATCACCCTGCCGATGGTCGGGGTCACCTCGCTGGCGGTGGCGACAGGTGCGCTGGCGTATGCCTGGTACCAGGGGGATTCCACGCTTTCAGCGTTTAATAAAACCCTGGTTCTTTCCGGTAATCAGTCCGGACTGACTGCCGATCGCATGCTGACGCTCTCCAGAGCCGGACAGGCAGCAGGGCTGACGTTTAACCAGGCGAGTGAGTCACTGGCAGCCCTGGTGAATGCCGGTGTGCGTGGTGGTGAACAGTTTGATGCCATCAACCAGAGTGTGGCGCGTTTTGCTTCTGCATCCGGTGTGGAAGTGGACAAGGTTGCAGAGGCTTTTGGAAAGCTGACCACCGACCCGACGTCGGGACTGATGGCTATGGCGCGCCAGTTCCGTAACGTGACGGCAGAGCAGATTGCGTATGTTGCGCAGCTGCAGCGTTCGGGGGATGAGGCAGGGGCCTTACAGGCGGCGAACGATATCGCCACAAAAGGCTTTGATGAGCAGACCCGTCGCCTGAAAGAAAACATGGGGACGCTGGAAACCTGGGCGGATAAAACCGGGAAGGCATTCAAATTGATGTGGGATGCCATCCTGGATATCGGTCGTCCTGAATCCTCAGCGGATATGCTCGCCAGTGCGCAGAAGGCATTTGATGAGGCGGATAAAAAATGGCAGTGGTACCAGAGCCGGAGTCAGCGTCGGGGAAAGACCTCCTCTTTCCGTGCCAACCTTCAGGGTGCATGGGATGACCGTGAAAATGCCCGTCTGGGGCTGGCGGCAGCCACGCTGCAGTCGGATATGGAAAAAGCCGGTGAACTGGCGGCAAGGGACCGGGCTGAGCGTGAGGCGTCACAGCTGAAGTATACCGGAGAGGCGCAGAAGGCGTATGAGCGCCTGCTGACGCCACTGGAGAAATATACTGACCGGCAGGAAGAGCTGAATAAGGCCCTGAAAGACGGGAAAATCCTGCAGGCGGATTACAACACGCTGATGGCGGCGGCGAAAAAGGATTATGAATCGACGCTGAAAAAACCGAAGTCGTCAGGTGTCAAAGTGTCAGCCGGGGAGCGTCAGGAAGACCGGGCGCATGCAGCCATGCTGGCGCTTGAAACTGAGCTCAGGACGCTGGAGAAGCATGCCGGTGCGAATGAGAAAATCAGCCAGCAGCGCCGGGATTTGTGGAAGGCGGAGAGTCAGTTCGCGGTACTGGAGGAGGCGGCGCAACGTCGCCGGCTGTCTGCACAGGAGAAATCCCTGCTGGCGCATAAAGACGAGACGCTGGAGTACAAACGCCAGCTGGCTGACCTGGGCGACAAGGTTGAACATCAGAAACGGCTGAATGAGCTGGCACAGCAGGCGGCGCGGTTTGAACAGCAGCAGAGCGCGAAGCAGGCCGCCATCAGCGCAAAAGCCCGCGGCCTCACCGACCGTCAGGCGCAGCGGGAGTCGGAAGAGCAGCGCCTTCGTGACGTGTACGGTGATAATCCGGATGCGCTGGCGAAGGCCACATCTGCACTGAAGAACACCTGGTCTGCGGAGGAGCAGCTTCGTGGAAGCTGGATGGCCGGGCTGAAATCCGGCTGGGGTGAGTGGGCGGAAAGTGCCATGGACAGTTTTTCGCAGGTTAAAAGCGCGGCCACGCAGACCGTTGACGGTATTGCACAGAATATGGCGGCGATGCTGACCGGCAGTGAACAGAACTGGCGCAGCTTCACCCGTTCCGTGCTGTCCATGATGACAGAAATTCTGCTTAAGCAGGCAATGGTGGGGATTGTCGGGAGTATCGGTAGTGCCATTGGGTTTGCCGGTGGTGGTTTTACAGGTACTGGCGGCAAATACGAGCCTGCGGGGATTGTTCACCGTGGTGAATTTGTCTTCACGAAGGAGGCAACCAGCCGGATTGGCGTGGGGAATCTTTACCGGCTGATGCGCGGCTATGCCACCGGCGGTTATGTCGGTACACCGGGCAGCATGGCGGACAGTCGGTCGCAGGCGTCCGGGAAGTTTGAGCAGAATAACCATGTGGTGATTAATAACGACGGCACGAACGGTCAGATAGGGCCACAGGCGCTGAAGGCTGTTTATGACGTAGCCCGTAAGGCGGCAATGGATGTCGTGACCGGGCAGATGCGTGATGGTGGTCTGTTCTCCGGAGGTGGGCGATGAAAACCTTCCGCTGGAAAGTGAAACCGGGTATGGATGTGGCTTCGGCTCCTTCCGTCAGGGAGGTGCGCTTTGGTGATGGTTACTCCCAGCGCGCGCCTGCCGGGCTGAATGCCAACCTGAAAACGTACAGCGTGACGATTTCTGTCCCCCGTTGGGAGGCCACGGCGCTGGAATCGTTTCTGGCAGAGCACGGAGGCTGGAAAGCCTTTCTGTGGACGCCGCCTTATGACTGGCGGCAGATAAAGGTGACCTGCGCAAAATGGACGTCGCGGGTCAGTATGTTGCGTGTTGAGTTCAGCGCAGAGTTTAAACAGGTGGTGAACTGATGCAGGATATCCGGCAGGAAACACTGAATGAATGCACCCGTGCGGAGCAGTCGGCCAGCGTGGTGCTCTGGGAAATCGATCTGACAGAGGTCGGTGGTGAACGTTATTTTTTCTGTAATGAGCAGAACGAAAAAGGTGAGCCGGTCACCTGGCAGGGGCGACAGTATCAGCCGTATCCCATTCAGGGGAGTGGTTTTGAACTGAATGGCAAAGGCACCAGTACGCGCCCCACGCTGACGGTTTCTAACCTGTACGGTATGGTCACCGGGATGGCGGAAGATCTGCAGAGTCTGGTCGGCGGAACGGTGGTCCGGCGTAAGGTTTACGCCCGTTTTCTGGATGCGGTGAACTTCGTCAACGGAAACAGTGACGCCGATCCGGAGCAGGAGGTGATCAGCCGCTGGCGCATTGAGCAGTGCAGCGAACTGAGCGCGGTGAGTGCCTCTTTTGTACTGTCCACGCCGACGGAAACGGACGGCGCTGTTTTTCCGGGACGTATCATGCTGGCCAACACCTGCACCTGGACCTATCGCGGCGATGAGTGCGGTTATCACGGTCCGGCGGTCGCGGATGAATATGACCAGCCAACGTCCGATATCACGAAGGATAAATGCAGCAAATGCCTGAGCGGTTGTAAGTTCCGCAATAACGTCGGCAACTTTGGCGGCTTCCTTTCCATTAACAAACTTTCGCAGTAAATCCCATGACACAGACAGAATCAGCGATTCTGGCGCACGCCCGGCGGTGTGCGCCTGCGGAATCGTGCGGCTTCGTGGTGAGAACGCCGGAGGAAGACAGGTATCTTCCCTGCGTGAATATCTCCGGTGAGCCGGAGGCGTATTTCCGGATGTCGCCGGAGGACTGGCTGCGGGCAGAGATGCAGGGTGAGATTATGGCGCTGGTCCACAGCCACCCCGGTGGCCTGCCCTGGCTGAGCGAGGCTGACAGACGGCTGCAGGTGCAGAGTGATTTGCCGTGGTGGCTGGTCTGCCGGGGGGCGATTCACAAGTTCCGCTGTGTGCCGCATCTTACAGGGCGGCTCTTTGAGCACGGGGTGACGGACTGTTACACGCTGTTCCGGGATGCTTATCATCTGGCGGGGATAGAGATGCCGGATTTTCATCGCGGGGATGACTGGTGGCGTAACGGTCAGAATCTCTATCTGGATAATCTGGAGGCCACAGGGCTGTATCAGGTGCCGTTGTCAGCGGCGCAGCCGGGCGATGTGCTGCTGTGCTGTTTTGGTTCATCTGTGCCGAATCATGCCGCCATTTACTGTGGTGACGGCGAGCTGCTGCACCATATTCCTGAACAACTGAGCAAACGAGAGAGGTATACCGACAAATGGCAGCGACGCACACACTCCCTCTGGCGTCACCGGGCATGGCACGCATCTGCCTTTACGGGGATTTGCAACGATTTGGCCGCCGCATCGACCTTCGTGTGAAAACGGGAGCCGAAGCCATCCGGGCGCTGGCCACGCAGCTACCGTCGTTTCGCCAGAAACTGAATGAGGGCTGGTATCAGGTGCGCATTGCCGGGCGTGATGCAGGCGAAAACGAATTATCTGCCCGTCTTAATGAGCCGCTGGCAAATGGTGCCGTGATCCACATCGTACCGCGTCTGGCGGGTGCCAAAAGTGGCGGTGTTTTTCAGGCAGTGCTGGGTGCGGCGCTGATTGCTACGGCAATCTGGATGCCGGGAATCAGTATCGCTTTCAGTGACATTCTCTTTTCTATGGGGGCAGCGATGACGCTTGGTGGTGTTGCACAGATGCTGGCCCCTAAACCCAAAACTCCACGTACACAGACAACGGATAACGGCAAACAGAACACCTATTTCTCCTCGCTGGATAACATGGTTGCCCAGGGCAATGTCCTGCCTGTTCTGTACGGTGAAATGCGCGTGGGGTCACGTGTGGCATCTCAGGAGATCAGCACGGCAGATGAAGGGGATGGTGGTCAGGTTGTGGTAATTGGGCGGTAATATTATTTACTCATGTTTTAACTGATTTAATATTTATATCGAATACTGATAATTATTCTGTTGGTTAGCTATATGAACAAAACGATTTTATTCTGCACGATTATTGCCTTAACAGGATGTAAATCTTTGGATTACGTAAAATCCGGAAAACCTGTAATGGAAGGTAATTCATTAAAAAATATTGATGAATTGTCAGGCTGCATATCCAGACAATGGGCTGGTAATGGAACACCTATAACATCCCTTCCTATTGAGAATGGGGTAAGCCTTTTAGTTCCACAGGCTATGGGTGGGTACGATGTTGTGCTTGATATCAAAAAAGCAGGAAATGGCAGTAGTTTTACTCTTTATGAACGCGTACCAGCATTAACGCCAAAAATTTTTGCTGATAGTGTTAATGCATGTAAATAATAGTTAATCCTGCCGTAACTCATGAGCCGCCTTTTGGGCGGCTTTGTCGTTTATGGAGTGTGAGGAATGGGTAAAGGAAGCAGTAAGGGGCATACCCCGCGCGAAGCGAAGGATAACCTGAAGTCCACGCAGTTGCTGAGTGTGATCGATGCCATCAGCGAAGGGCCGGTTGAAGGTCCGGTGGATGGATTAAAAAGCGTGCTGCTGAACAGTACGCCGGTGCTGGACAGTGAGGGGAATACCAATATCTCCGGTGTCACGGTGGTGTTCCGGGCAGGTGAGCAGGAGCAGACACCGCCGGAGGGATTTGAATCCTCCGGCTCCGAGACGGTGCTGGGTACGGAAGTGAAGTACGACACGCCGATTACCCGGACCATCACGTCTGCAAACATCGACCGTCTGCGCTTTACCTTCGGTGTGCAGGCACTGGTGGAAACCACCTCAAAGGGGGACCGGAATCCGTCGGAAGTCCGCCTGCTGGTTCAGATACAACGTAACGGTGGCTGGGTGACGGAAAAAGACATCACCATTAAGGGAAAAACCACCTCACAGTATCTGGCCTCGGTGGTGGTGGGTAACCTGCCGCCGCGCCCGTTCAGTATCCGGATGCGCAGGATGACGCCGGACAGCACTACAGACCAGCTGCAGAACAAAACGCTCTGGTCGTCATACACCGAAATCATCGATGTGAAACAGGGCTACCCGAACACGGCACTGGTCGGTGTACAGGTGGACTCGGAGCAGTTCGGCAGCCAGCAGGTGAGTCGTAATTATCATCTTCGCGGGCGCATTCTGCAGGTGCCGTCGAACTATAACCCGCAGACGCGGCAATACAGCGGTATCTGGGACGGAACGTTTAAACCGGCATACAGCAACAACATGGCCTGGTGTCTGTGGGATATGCTGACCCATCCGCGCTACGGCATGGGGAAACGTCTTGGTGCGGCGGATGTGGATAAATGGGCGCTGTATGTCATCGGCCAGCATTGCGACCAGTCGGTGCCTGACGGCTTTGGTGGCACGGAGCCACGCATCACCTGTAATGCTTACCTGACCACGCAGCGTAAGGCGTGGGATGTGCTCAGTGATTTCTGCTCGGCGATGCGCTGTATGCCGGTATGGAACGGGCAGACGCTGACGTTCGTGCAGGACCGGCCGTCGGATAAGGTGTGGACCTATAACCGCAGTAATGTGGTGATGCCGGATGACGGCGCGCCGTTCCGCTACAGCTTCAGCGCCCTGAAGGACCGCCATAATGCTGTTGAGGTGAACTGGATTGACCCGGACAACGGCTGGGAGACGGCGACAGAGCTTGTGGAGGACACGCAGGCCATTGCCCGTTACGGTCGTAACGTCACGAAGATGGATGCCTTTGGCTGTACCAGCCGGGGGCAGGCACACCGCGCCGGGCTGTGGCTGATTAAAACGGAACTGCTGGAAACGCAGACCGTGGACTTCAGCGTGGGTGCCGAAGGGCTTCGCCATGTGCCGGGCGATATCATTGAAATCTGCGATGATGACTATGCGGGTATCAGCATCGGTGGTCGCGTGCTGGCGGTGAACAGCCAGACCCGGACGCTGACGCTCGACCGTGAAATCACGCTGCCATCCTCCGGCACCACGCTGATAAGCCTGGTTGACGGAAATGGCAATCCGGTCAGCGTGGAGGTTCAGTCCGTCACCGACGGCATGAAGGTGAAAGTGAGCCGTGTTCCTGACGGCGTTGCAGAATACAGCGTGTGGGGGCTGAAGCTGCCGACGCTGCGCCAGCGCCTGTTCCGCTGCGTGAGTATCCGTGAGAACGACGACGGCACGTATGCCATCACCGCCGTGCAGCATGTACCGGAAAAAGAGGCCATCGTGGATAACGGGGCGTACTTTGACGGCGACCAGAGCGGCACGGTGAATGGTGTCACGCCGCCAGCGGTGCAGCACCTGACCGCCGAAGTCACCGCAGACAGCGGGGAATATCAGGTGCTGGCGCGCTGGGACACGCCGAAGGTGGTGAAGGGCGTGAGCTTCCTGCTCCGTCTGACCGTAACAGCGGATGACGGCAGTGAGCGGCTGGTCAGCACGGCCCGGACGACGGAAACCACATACCGCTTCAGGCAACTGGCGCTAGGGAACTACAGGCTGACAGTCCGGGCGGTAAATGCGTGGGGGCAGCAGGGCGATCCGGCGTCGGTATCGTTCCGGATTGCGGCACCGGCCGCGCCTGTCACTATTGAACTGATACCGGGGTATTTTCAGATAACGGCGGTCCCGAAACTGGCTGTATATGACCCGACGGTACAGTTTGAGTTCTGGTTATCGGAAACGCGGATTATCGATATCAGGCAGGTTGAAATCAGCGCGCGTTATCTTGGTACGGCGCTGTACTGGATAGCCTCCGGACCGGATATTGAGCCGGGCAATAATTATTATTTTTACGTTCGCAGTGTGAATACCGTCGGCAAATCGGCATTTGTGGAGGCTGTTGGCCAGCCGGGTAACGATGCTGAGAAATATCTCCATTTTTTTGAAGGGAAAATAAACAGCACCCTGCTGGGGCAGGAGCTGAACGATCGTATTAATGCCTCGGCATTGCGCAGTGAAGTTGAGCAACTGGAGGATGAGATCAATCAGCAGATAGAGAGTGATATTGCTGAAGTGACCCAAAAAATCGGGGAGACAGAAAACAGCCTCACACAGCTGGTTGCGAAAAAAAATGATGAGCTGTCACTGGGTATATCACAGGTGAGCCAGAGAGTGGATAACGTCAGCAGCGAACTCACGCAGACGGTCAGTCAGAGTAATGAGGAGAATGCACGCCAGATAGCGCAGGTTCGCCAGTATGTGGATCAAAAAAGCAGTGAAATCATGACGACAACGGACCAGAAGCTGGGAGATCAGGAGGCCACCATCCAGCAGATACAAAAGGTTCAGACGGACACCAGTAATAACCTGAACAGTATGTGGGCCGTGAAACTGCAGCAGATGCAGGATGGTCGCCTTTATATTGCGGGTATCGGTGCCGGTATTGAGAACACCCCTGACGGTATGCAGAGCCAGGTGCTGCTGGCGGCAGACAGGATTGCGATGGTTAATCCTGCGAATGGTAATACAACACCCTTGTTTGTGGCTCAGGGGGATCAGCTGTTCCTGAATGAGGTTTTCATGTCCAGGGCGACGATTGATTTTGCGGAAATTACGGGGGTTCTTCGTTCTTCGGGATTTGAAGTCAGGGGACAGGGAGGCTGGGATCTGAGCCGGGAACTGAACTGCTTCAGGGTCGATGATGAAAACAATGTCATTCGGGTGAGAATGGGCAGGTTATTCTGAGGAGCGAATATGTCATTGCAATATGGCTGGCAAATCATGGATGCAACGGGCAGGGTGGTTACGGATACGTCTGCAATTATGTGCAGACGTTTATTCTCATATCATGTTCCGATCATTGAAGCACTGGCATCAAATATCCCGTGGTCAGTGACATTTGGTGTCAGTTTTAACAATGGAACCCCATTCACACATTGTGTGACACGGAAGGGGATTACGGTGCCTTCCGGCAGGGTATGGTATCCGGTGGCACCGGATATTATCATCAACGGTAACAGCGTCACCTTAACCTATACAGCAAGACATGTTTCATATCCTGATGATTTGGGGTATCTCCTGGCTGTTGGCGGTGTGGATGTTCATTGTGGGGTTTACCACCGATGAGCGGTTATGGCATTCAGCTAATTAATGACTATGGACTGACAGTGGCAGATGCGGAAGATGTGAATTATGTTTTGCGAAGTGCCGGTCAGTTCAGTAATGGTCATTTTATCTCCGGCGGGAACACGACGAGCGCAATCAGTCTGATAACAACCGGAATGAACAGTCCTTTATTGTTTCTGAAGATGAATACAAATAATTCGAGGCTGACACAAAAAACCGGGGTCAATAAGCTGTCCCCTGATTTTGTTAATCCCGGAACATATATATCGGTGACAAGTATAGACGTGTTTAAATGGTGGAATATAAATATTGGCACGGTTCAGTATTATATTTTTGACAAGTGGATACCGCCGGAGCGAAGTTCATACGGTATGCAACTGTTTGACGGTTCAGGAGGAATTATATTTGATTCCGGGTGGTATTTTCTGAAATTACGGGATGTGAAATGGCTTGAACCGCAATATCCAAACCATTCAGGGCATGAGAGCGGTAGTAACTGGAGTAATGTCGGGCATGTTTCCGATGATGTCAATAACACAGCATTATCAATGCCTCTGGGCAGGGGCTGGATTGAGTCATCCTTACAGGGTGGATATTACTATAATGAGTGTTGTCATCTTGACGGTAACGGTAATCTCTATATATCCATAATACCGACAGGTGTTTATCTCGATATATCACCGACAGGAGGCTGGGTTGGCTCAATGAAAACCCAGGTCATGGTTGCGGATGTATCCGGCTTACCGACGAATTATAACCCTGTGGAGATAAGGAACGTTAACGGTTAAGTGCTGTAACGAAATCACGGCAAAATGAAACAGAAAATCTGAATGTAATCACAGCCCGCCGGAACCGGCGGGCTTTTTTGTGGGGTGAATATGGCAGTAAAGATTTCAGGTGTCCTGAAGGACGGAGCGGGTGAGCCTGTCGTAAACTGTGCGATTGAATTGCGTGCCAGAAGAACCAGTCCGACAGTTGTGGTTAATATTGTGGCAACCTGTCTTACGGGAAGTGATGGCGGGTATACTATTAATGCTGAGCCGGGATTTTATGATGTATTTTTGTCCCGCTCAGGGCATCCTCCTGTAAAGGCGGGGGAAATTTATGTTGCACCGACAGATGAGCCGGATACGCTGAATGCTTTTCTGGATGCACCAAAGGAGGGTGATTTACGCCCTGAGGTAATGAAGCGTTTTGAGGAAATGATAAATACCGTTTTTCGCTTGTCTGAGCAGGTGGTCAGTGACAGGGAGAGAGCAGAAACAGCTGCTGATGATGCAATCAATGCAGCAACATCTGCGGCGGTTAGTAAGGATGAGGCAGAAGAGCTAAAAAATCAGACACAGCAGAGCGCCGAAGCTGCAGCCGGAAACGCACAGCAGACGGCACAGGATGTGACGACAACCGCAACGGCCCGTGATGATGCGGAACGTTTTGCGGGTGAGGCAGAAAACAGCGCACAGTCATCAGGCACAGCGCGGGATGAATCAGTCGATGCCGCCGAACGTGCCCGCCTTTATCATAATGCCGCATCATCAGCTGCAACCAGCGCGGAAAATGCAGCAAATGCTGCACTCGGGCATGAAAACAGCGCCGCTGAATACGCCCGACAGGCTAAAGCCAGCCAGGATGCAGGTGCAGGCAATGCGCAGGAAGCGAAACAGTACAGGGATGAGGCGCAGCAGATAGTTGATGACCTGAATGCAACAAATGCCTCCACGACAGAAAAAGGTCTGGTGCAACTGTGTAGTGATACGGACAACGACAGCGAGGAACTGGCTGCCACGCCAAAGGCTGTCAAAACCGTCATGGACGAGACGAAAACAAAAGCGCCACTGGACAGCCCGGCCTTCACCGGCACCCCAACCACCCCAACCCCACCGGATGATGCCGCCGGTCTGGAAGCAGCGAACGCAGCGTTTGTGCGCAAACTGCTTGCTGCGCTGGTTGGCTCATCGCCGGAAGTTCTGGACACCCTGAACGAGCTGGCAGCGGCGCTGGGCAATGACCCGAACTTTGCGACGACAATCACAAACGCGCTGGCAGGCAAACAACCGCTTAATGACGTCTTAACGGCAATCAGCGCACTGACGCAACGGGCAGATAATCTTCTGTACTTCAATACGGACGGGAATGCCTCACTGTCTCTGCTGTCAGAGAAGGGCCGCGCATTGCTGGCGCATGACACGGCTGAAGCCATGCGCACGGAGCTTGAGCTGAGCGCGGCTGCGACGATGGAACCCCAGAGTGATATCCGTGACCGCACACCGGGCAGGCTGGCCCTGTCCGGGATGTATGGGTTTGGACAGGCATTCACCAGCGCCGAAGCTCTGTCATTTAACGGACAGGCTGATTTCGTTATATGGCTGCAGACAGTCACCCCGGGGCGTTATGCGGTCAGTATTGCGGACTCCTCCACGCTGCTGGTGGGCACCACGAAATTTAACGGTATCATTGATGTGATGTGGTCACCCTCTGATAACGATGGTTCAGACTCAGCGCGTAAATTCAAAACGCTGCTGTACTACAACCAGTATTACGAGGATGAGCACAGCATACATTGTATGCGTTATCGCTACAGTGGTAACAGCTGGAATGCAACATCAAGCCTTATTGTGTATGACGGCAACTCCCTGGCATATCTGATGTCCTCAACCGCCGGTAATGGTCCGTTCTCATATTACCAATACCCGGCCGTCGGTGTGCCGATTATGGCGGTATATCAGGGAGAAAGTTTTGGTGAAAATGCTTCTCTGGGACTCGGTGATACTGTGCCGGGTTCCCGTCTTGGTCCTCTGGCCATGAGTGCACCGGTTAGTGATACAGGGACATACGCATCCTCACCGCAGGTTGTGATTGGCGGTGCCGGTGAATACAACTTCCCCGGTCGTTACACGGCGCTTTCGGGCCTGGGTAACAATTATGGTACTCAGCGTGGCTTTATCGGTCTTTTTGTACGCATTGAGTAATGAGGAAATCAGGCATGAAAATCAGAGCGGTGAAAGGCATCAGAAACGCACATTATCTTGAAAATGGTGCGGTTGACTGCGAGGTGTTATTTGAAGGTGAAACGGAGTTTGCCCTGTATACCGCCATACAGGATGACACGGCCCCGACAGGCCAGCATGTCTGGCAGGAGCTGCAAAGCGGGAAATGGGGCGAAATCGCCCCGTTCACTGTCACGCCTGAACTTATTGCAGCGGCAAAGGATGCAAAAAGGCGGGAAATTGAGGCATGGCGCGACAGTCAGGAAAACGTTGAGTTTATTTTCACGTTTGATGGCCGTCGTTTTGATGGCGGAAAAACCTCGCAGTCACGCCTTGCCCCCGTGGTTGCAGCAGCGCAGGCCGGACTGCTTCCGGAGGGATTTTTCTGGACTGATGCGGATAATAATAACGTCGTACTGACCAGGGAGAAACTTATTGCGCTGAACGATGCCATGATGGTGGCCATGGTGGCGGAGGGCTTTAAAATCCACGAACGCCAGCGTGAGATGAAGGAACAACTGAATAATCTGAATGACTTGGCTTCAATTCGAGCGTTTGGCATTTGCTAA